CGATTCAAGAGTTCGGGGATCACCAACTTGGAAACAAAGGAGAATATTCACTCCTTTTTTCGATGGCAACAAAGGCGAAGAATATTTTGAACTGTCCCACACAGCTTCAGAATATGTCCAACGCCGAAGTCTCACAGCTTCGGGCCACGTACGCTTCTGCCCAAATGTCCATCGACCAAATTTCGACGGCATGGAAACAGATTCAATCGGGATCACAGATTCAACAAAAGGAAACCTCGATCCCGGAGATTCCGAACATGGCATTCCCACCGCCACCCCCTCCAGAAGATCACCACGAAGGTTTCTCTTCGACAAGTGTCTAAGAGATCTGGACTGGTCTTCGTCCGTCGGAGCCTGCGAGTTAAGAACATACGGAACTGATTATAGGTCGGCTTTGGAATTTGATGGATTTAAACCAAACCCAGCAAGAGTTGAGCTCTATTATCGAATGGTATCCCATAGATTAGATAGATTACTTGCTGGACATTTGGAGTCAGACCCTATAAGGGTTTTCATCAAACCAGAACCCCATAAGGTGTCAAAACTTGAAGAAGGAAGATTGAGAATAATCTCTTCCGTCTCAGCTATAGACACAATGATCGACCGTATGCTGTACACGGATTTGAGTGAATCCATAGTATTACACCACTATCGTACTAATTTTATGATAGGTTGGACACCAATCAAGCTTGGTATTGTCACATTGAGGACTAAGTTAGCCTTCGCTACTGAGTACCTAAATGTTGACAAATCAGCTTTTGATTGGACTGTTCCATGGTGGCTGATAGAGGAGCTCAGGAAGTACATACTCGCGCTCGCTGTTGGTAACGGAAATGAATGGAATCGGGTACACAATGCCCGATTCTACTGCCTATTCGACAAGCCTGTTTTTGAATTTTCGGACGGCACAATCGTGCAACAACAACTTCCAGGTGTCATGAAATCTGGCTGTTACCTGACTATCATCTTGAATTCGATAGGTCAAGTTTTAATACACAGCCTGATTGAATATGCACTTGAGAAGGAGTTTGAATTGCCGATATGTGTTGGAGACGACACGGTTCAAGCAGCCACTGATGATCAGCGATATTTGATTGCAATGGAGCAATTGGGTTTCGCACTCAAACCACAAGTCAGTGATAAGATCATGTTTGCAGGAGTTATAGCAGAAGGACCC